AACCGGTGGATCAACAGATACAGTAACGATTGCTTGTACGCTCGACGATCCAATAGCTATGTCCATTGCATTAGGAGGATAAAATATGGCAAATACTTTCAAGGTCGTATCGCATGATGTCATGCCGGCATCAGCTGGTACACCAGAGGATCTCTACACTACACCAGGGAGTACGACGACTATCGTATTAGGTCTGGTATTGTGTAACGTACACACGGCTCAAGTAACAGCTGACGTTAAACTTGTAAGTGATACAAGTGGAGGTGGTCGAACAGCTACCAACACAACGACATTCTTAGCTAATGATATTCCACTTGCAGTAGGACAAAGCACATCTGTCCTAATGGGAGCAAAGATTGTTTTGGAGACTACAGATAAAATACAGATTGATTGTTCTGTAGCTGACAAGCTCTCCGTTACAATGAGTATTATGGAGATTACATAATGGGTGAACATTCAATAGGGAAAGATGCAACGGCTACTTCGTATGAGCCAGTTATAAGGCAAGTAGAAAACACAGTAGCTACGTCACTAACAATCGATGCAAGTAACAATGCTGTATCAGCTGGACCAATTACGATTGGAGCTAGTGCTACTGTAACTGTATCTGGGGTTTGGGTGATAGTATGAGCAAGCTACAAGTAGAAACAATATCGCATACGAATAATACTACGGCTCAAACCATTGATAGCACAGGACGTATCCTTACTCCAGCAAGACCAGCTTTTAGAGCAAGAATAGCGGGTGGAACTGGTGGTACAGGAGTTAATGGAACTTTGGTATTTGAAACAGAGGATTTTGATATTGGAGGGAATTATAACACTTCAAATGGACGATTTACAGCACCCCTAACAGGACTTTATTGGCTTTCTTTTGATAGTTTAACGGCAACCGATACAAGTGGTTCTTCAAACGCTACTACGGATGTTGCCCATGTTGATTTTCAAAAAAATGGTACAAGCGTAGAGGGGGCAAGAAGTTACGCTTACCATGTTGGAGGAAACTGGCAAGCACATCTTGTTAGAACAGACATATTAAGTCTGTCGGCAAATGATTATATTACAGTATATTTTGGAAGTGAACACGCTTACTTTGATAATGCTTCTTCTTACGACCCTGTATTTCAAGGTTATTTAATAGGATAAAAATATGTCAAAAGAAATGGAAAAATTAAGAATAGTAAGAAATACATATTTGTCAGAGAGTGATTGGACAGTCATGCCAGATAGTCCGTTATCTGAAAGTAAGCAAACAGAATGGAAAATATATAGGCAAAGTCTAAGGGATATAACTAAAACGGCTAAACCGAAGGTTGATAGCAATAAATTACAACTAGACCTATCCTCAGTAACCTTTCCAACAAAACCGAGTTAGGAGTAAGACATGGTTTCAAAATTAGAAGTCGATACAATTGCGCATAGTGGTGGCACTACTGGAATGACAATAGATAGTAGTGGGCGAGCAGTAATGCCTAATAGACCTTATTTTTCTGGAACAAAAACAAATCAATCAGTAAGTGGAAGCACGAATACAATTTTAATTCCAGACACTATGCAAAATAATAATGGCAGTCACTATTCAACAAGCACAGGAAAATTTACTGCTCCTGTAAGTGCCGTTTATACTTTTGGTGGTGCATTTGTTTTTGCTGAAAATCAACAAAGTCACGGATATTTACAACACAGTAATTCTGGTGGTAGTAATATATTGCAGTATTACACAGCTAATCAAACTGATAATAGTGCCGCTGAATTAACTCGATATGTTTTTACTGCAACTTTTTATATGACAGCAAATGATACTGTGTGCCTTACTGTTGCACAATTTGGCAATACTCAGAATGTAAGCTGTTTTTTTACTGGAGCAATGATAGGATGAGTACAGAATTAATAAAACTTAGAGAACACAGAAATCGTTTATTAGCTGAGAGTGATTGGACAGTAATGTCAGATAGTCCTCTTTCTGATGGCAAACAAGCGGATTGGAAAACATACAGACAAGCACTAAGAGATATAACTAAAACAGCAACACCTAAAATAATAGATTTAGGTGGGAATATGATTGGTCTTGACCCATCCTCAGTAACCTTTCCAACAAAACCGAGTTAGGAGTAAGTAATGACCTCAACATTAAAAGTAAACAATATTCAAGACGTTAAAAATCTTACGATTGGTGATGCTACTGCCGAAGATACTAAGATTGTGTTTGATGGCAATGCTCAAGACTTTCACATTGGGTTAGACGATAGTACAGATAGCTTAACAATGGGTTTAGGCTCAACGCTTGGAACTACAACGCACATGAAGTTTGACCCTATTGGAGCGGTTACAAAGCCTTTGCAACCTTGCTTTCTTTCTTCTGGAACAATAGATGGCTCAAGTGGAGAAATTGCTACTGGTGTTACTAACATGACATTTCTGGCTATTGGAACTGAACGATATGACAAAAATAGCGATTACAATGCCACTACTGGAGTATTTACCGCACCTGTGGATGGTGTTTACACATTTCATATTCAGATTGCTTTCACAGGGTCAGTCACAAATGCCCATCTAGCACTAAGTGTCAATAACGATTCATCTGGTGGTGGTGGTGGTTATGTGTCAAATAATGCGTGGTATGTTTTAACAGCTAATGCCATACAAGGCACATGGATGGTAAATTTAAGTGCAAATGATACAGCAAGACCTATTTTGCATGGAGATGTTGGCAACGTGAACAATTCCCACTCACGACAAATTTTTCACGGCTTTTTGGTAGCATAAGGAGAAAACAATGGCAGAAATTAAAGTAAAAATTACAGACACAGAATTAAAAAGCCTAGAATATGTTGCTTATTCGGTTCAAGGTTGGTGTGACAATGCAATTAAAAACAGAGCAAGAAAAGCAAAAAAAGAAATAATTTCAAAGCTTCTTACACATTGTAATGCTAATGGAATACAGTTAGAAACTGGAGAAGATAAACAAGTTGAGCAAGCATTTTCTTTGAAAATTGTTGATAAGTGCAAAACCGTTGCTGACAAAAATGCAAAAGCTATGAATGATGGCGGATAATAAGCTATGACCAAAGCATTAGAAACAAGAGTAGTTAAGTTAGAAACTGAGAATTCAATTCAGTTCCGAGACATCTACAATAGGCTTAAAAAATTGGAGCTGGTGCTTATTTCTGGCATGGGTGCGGTGATACTCATGCTCATTGGGATCTTATTTCAAATTAATTAAAATTTTTACCTGGGGGGACTCATGTTAGGGTTTGGGGTCGGCGAGGCTATCGCTGCGGCTAGCGCTATTAAAGCTGCCGTGGATGCGATCAAGTCGGGAATTAATACAGCTAAAGATGTAAGAGATATCGCCGGTCAAATAGATCAGCTGTTAGATGGCAAGGCGCGTTTAGACAGAGCGAAAAACAAACGTGTTGCTCCTGGTCAGTTTTCTCTCTCAAGTATTGCTACACAAACAATAGATGCAAAGCTAGCCGAAGAGTCGCTCCAAGAGGTTAAGACTCTTGTGGACCTCAGATTTGGACATGGTGTTTTCCAAGGCATATTAGATGAACGGCAAAAGCGCATCAAAGAATACAAGCAAGCTGAACAAAAAAGATTAGCTGCCAAAGCAAAACGTCGTAGGGAATTGATGAATGATCTCAAAATACTTTTATGGGTTGTTGGCGGCGCTGGTGCTTTGTGTGTGGCTGGGGTCATCTATCTTACCATCGCAAACCAATAAGGAGTTTAAAAATGATACACAGAATTATAGCCTGGTTAAACGAGTTCGTAAGACCGCAGCCGGTAGAAGTCTTAACGAATACTATTGCATCTACCTCAACCAAGAGGGGTCGACCAAAGCAATCAAAGTCAGCAGTTACGAAAACTGTCCGGAAGAAAAAAACTAAATGAATCCGGAGAACTTGGATCGCTGGAAAATTATTCCCAGGATAATGATGGTTATTATGACCGGTGTTTATATTCGCTGCATAGAGTGGGCATTGAGTCAGCCGGATCTAACAACACAACAAGCTAGCTTAATATCAGTTGTCACCGGAGCAATGACAGGATCGCTAGCGGTTTTTCTTAACAAAGAATCAAAAGGTAAGGACGAATGATAGGCAGTATCGTTACCGCTGTATCCGGTCTAGCATCTAGCTGGATCGAGGGAAAGACAGCTGTTCAAAAAGCTAACGCGCAGATTAAAATGAAAGAGGCTACCGGTGAGATCGATTGGGATCTCCAGGCTATGCGTGCCAGCCAATCCTCCTGGAAAGACGAGTATTTAGTAATCATCTTTTCTATACCTTTGATCCTCTCATTTTGTGGTGAGTGGGGTAGAGGTGTGGCAGCTGCTGGGTTCCAGGCTTTGAGTGAAATGCCGGAGTGGTATCAGCTGACAATCGGGGTAATTGTTAGCGCGAGTTTTGCTACCAGATCAGCTGCTAAATTTATCAATATGAGGAAGAAAAAATGAAAGAGAATTTTGAACAATGTATGGTCATGTTATTGGAGAACGAGGGAGGCTATCAAGAGGACAATCGGGATAGTGGAAATTCCTCTGATGGATACGGAAATCCAGGCTCAACTAATTGGGGAGTCACGGCAAAAGTATTCGCTGAGTTTACCGGTCAACCAGCCACAAGAGAGATAATGAAAGCGCTCAAAAAGGAGGAAGTTTATCCGGTCTATAAAGAGTTGTATTGGGATAAAATAAAAGGTGACGATTTGCCAGCTGGAGTCGATTGGACGACGTTTGATTACTGCGTAAATTCGGGAGTGTCCAGGGCAGCAAAAGCGCTGCAAGGAATTGTGTCAGCGACAAGAGATGGCGCGATCGGTAAGCTGACGTTAGCAGCTGTCGAGAAAAAAGATGCGAAAGAAATCATCGATCAGATGCACAGCACCAGGCAAAATTTCCTGGAGGGTCTATCAACATTCGGTGTCTATGGTCGAGGCTGGACCAGACGAAATGAGCATGTAAAAGATACCGCTCTTGATATGCTTTAGTAAGCACAAATTGAGCACAAAATAGACGTTAGTAGATGTTATTATATGTTATTAAGAATCAATTTTAATAACGTAAACTAACATTAAATAACGGCAAATAACGGCAAATAACACCTAGCATGGGGTTTCAAGTCCTATCACCCGCACCAAAATTTCCCTTTATATTACAATAACTTAACCAATTTTATTGGATTTCAAGCACAGATTTAAGCACAAAGATGTTTGACAATCTTGATTCTATTATCCATTATCATTGAAAATATTAACAATGTTCCTTAACAGATGTGGAGGTCTAAATGGAAAAAGTTATTGAGAAGTCAGAGCAGTTACAGCAGCTACACGATCTAACAGATACGGAAACAAATTGGGTCGTTCATACCAAACAGAATCAGAAAATTGTTTTATCAGCTGACCAGCTGCATTTGATCCGGCAAGGATTAAACCAGGCTGTTGATGCAGATCCCTCTATTTATTTCTAGGAGGGGTCAATGCTTACAAAAGAAGAAACAATTAACCTGGTTAGATATTATCCTAGTCGCAAAAGAAGTCCTCATTATGTTGATGGTCGAAAGCATGGCATGTTGCCTAAATCTTTTCCCACAAAAGAGGAGGCTCTAAAGTACGCAGAGAAGATAGCAGAAAATATTTTATTGCATTCAAAAGGGCGCGCTGAAGTTAGGATGGGAACAGTTTTTAATTGCGGTGAATGTGAGCCGACTAATAAGAAGTGTTGCTACACGAAAACGAGAAGAATGGATATTGAACATGGTGTGATCCGAGAGCATAGTTTTGAGAACTCAATGCGTGATATTAACTTCCTCCTCGACATTAAAATTGAGGGTACTCCGGTTCGTGAAATGTCAGCAAAAAATTTCTTTGATGATCCCACAATAGTATTCAGAATTATTGATCCGGAAACGATCAAAGGTCGCGTACTGAAAACTGTAAAAAACTATTGGGCAAGCTACACAGATTTCGGATCGTTCTGTGTTAGCGCTGGTTTCTCAAAGCAAAATATTTTTCGTGAAACTCGACCAAAGAGCGGCGGAAAAAAATCCACCAGGAAAGCAAAGATCGATCGGGTCCAGCGCTCGACTATCGAGGGGATCCTGGAGCACTTACCAACCGGCAACACTAATCAGCTGGGCGGATACAAAAGATGTAATTGGAGGCTAGCAGCTTTCGTTGCAGCACAAACCGGAATGCGCCAGGGTGAGCAAAGAGCACTAACCTGGAACGATGTAAATTTTGATGTTCGCGTTATCGAGGTCAACAAAGGTATCGATAGATATAGAAATGTTGCGGAAACAAAAACAGAGAAATCGAATAGGCGATTGCGGTTCCCACCGGTCGTCGTTAAGGCGCTGCAAGAAGAATATATGCGCCAGGGCAAACCACCAAAAGAAGATTTAATTTGGATGGATACGCGAGGTCTATCATTAAACCCCTCGATGTTCATCAAGAAGATCACCAGAGCAGCCGCAGCAGCCGGTGTTCCGCGTATTACATGGCATGAACTACGTCATTACTTTGCATCCGCTCAGTTGGCTTTAAAAGGCGGTACAAAGGATGGTATCTGGAAAGTATCTAACCAGCTGGGTCACTCGGATACAACAATCACAACCAAGACTTATGGTCATTGGCTGGATGATTACTCTGAGGATCCGGAGGAAACAGCAAGAGAAGATCAAGCAGCGCTGCGCTACTAATGTCAGCTTGTTTAAGATCCGGTTACTGCTGCAAGAAAGCGCCGTGTCCTTACGGCAAATCTATCAGCGAAACAAACCTAGCTTGTCGATACCAGGGCGGTGATAAACCTGGTGAATATTTCTGCAAAAAATATAATGAAATTATCCTGGATGAAACCAGCTGGATTAGTCCGGCATTCGGATCCGGATGTTCTAGTCCGTTAAACTCTGATAGACTTCAGATAAAAAAAAGAGCGCCGGAGCGCTCTTGAGTTTCGCAGCTTTAATTTTTATTTATTTAACTCCAACTTCATCATAGTGAATTTTGTGTTTAACATTTATCAAGTTATCAATAAGATCGTCTAAATTCTTACAATTAAAACATTCCTTATAAGATCCATTTGAAGCAACCAATTTAATACTCACACCATCACCGCGTAAAACTCCGCTCGGAACTAAACGAATAGTATAATTTTTG